CGCGGCCTGACTATGGCTGAGATGGACGAAGATGGCTTCTCCGTCGCATACCCCGACGAGGAGTTGCTGATCGCCGCTATCATCGCCAACAACATCGGCGTCGTGGTGTGCGATCCGTTCGCCGAAAGCCACACGCTAGAAGAAAACTCCAACCCTATGATGCTAAAGGCCGCAGCAGCTTGGCGGCGGGTGGCTCGGCGGGCCGGCTGCGCCGTGTTGCTCGTCCATCATGTCCGCAAGGGCGAGGTCGCCAGCATCGACAGCGCTCGCGGGGCCAAGGCACTGACCGACTCAGCGCGCGTCGGCCTGCTTATGTCGCCAATGTCCGAGGAGGAGGCCGATGGCTTCGGCATCGCCATCGACGAGCGCACCCAATATGTGCGGCTCGATGATGCCAAGCGGAACATGGCGCCGGCCGGCAAGGCGAAATGGTTCCGGCTGGAGCAGATCGCCCTCGGCAATACCCAGATCAATCCGCTCTACCCCAAGGGCGATAACGTCGCCGCCATCAGCCCATGGCTGCCACCGGACGATACGCTGGCCAAAGCACCCACGTCGGAACTCAACACCGCCCTCGATGCCATCCAGGCCGGCCCCTCGCCGGGTATCCTCTACACCAAGTCCAGGCGAGGCGATTCCGCACGCTGGTGCGGCCAGGTGCTGTGCGACGCCTTCCAGGTGCAGGAGAAGCAGGCGGCCACAATGATCCAGAAGTGGTTCAAGTCCGGCCTGCTGTTTGAGACCGAGTACCTCCACCCGAAATGGCGCCGCAAGACCATGGGAGTCGCCGTTCGGGACTACCAGAGGCCAAGCTGATGTCCGCCACAAACAGCCCGAACCGTAGCACGAACCGTAGCACTGAAAGGGCGCTTGCTACGGTTGGGGGGCTAAAGCCCCCCCCAAACCGTAGCAGCACAAGCGCCGTTTCCCCGAACCGTAGCGCGAACCGTAGCAGAACCGTCGCAAACCGTAGCAGCCAGATGGCCGCCGCATGACCACCGCCCGCCGCCTTCGCGCCGAGCTCGCCGCACAGCTGGTCGAGAGCGGCCACCCCGAGGACGTCTGGCTCGGCGTCCCCGGCGTCATCACCCACATCGCCAGCCTCGGCCTCTCCCCCACCGACCTCCTCGAAGCCGTCGCCGCCGGCCAACTCCGCGTGCGCTACTTCGGCCCCGCACCCATCCCGCGCGATCCCAACCCAACGCTATGCGGCATCAATGCCGCCGAGCTGCTCGCATGGCTCTACGAGCAGGATGCCACCCAGGAGACGCTACATTGACCGCACAGGCGCCCCAGGGCTTCGCTCCGGCCAGAGTGCCGGGCGCCGCGTGGCAGCCTCCAGCTGACCGCACGGGCCATGTCACGGAATGGACGCTCCTCGACCTCCAGCTGCTCAAAACCTCCTGCTCACTTTCGAGCAATTCTGAGCAACCCGATGCCGCTTGACACCAAACGCAGCCAAGTGGTTGAAATCACACCAGAGCACGATGCCGCGACCAGAGTCGTTACGGTCACGGCGTCGTGCGGTAGCCGTTGGCACTGCGTCTGGACATACCCCCTCGAGGAACACCGAGCCCTCGCCGAACTGACCAACCAGCGCTTCCAGGCATACCTCCCGCTCCACCTCGAACGGCCAGGCGCCATCGTCCCACTCTTCCCGCGCTATGCGTTCGTGCGCTTCGACTCCCGACGTGACCCATGGGGCTCAATCCTCCACACACGCGGCGTCGCCTCCCTCGTCTGCTCCGTCGTCGGACACCCCACCAGCATCCCGCACGGCGTCGTCGAAGACCTGATCGCTCGCACCTCACCGCGACGCATCGTTGACGACCCAGGCAGCGCACCGTTCCCCAACCCGAACGTTCGACGCGCGCACTGGCAAAACATCACGGCGCTGTCAGCCGATGATCGCAACGCGCTGCTGTTCCGGCTGTTCGGCTCCTAACGCACTGAAATTGCTGCCATAAGGCTGTAACATTGCTGGAATCCACAAAAGCCACACTAACAATCGAATATGTATCAATCGCCGATTTGCGGCCCGCTTCCCGCAATGCGCGCACCCATTCCGCCGCACAAATCCAGCAGATCGCGCGCAGCATCGAGCAGTTCGGCTGGACCAACCCGATCCTCATCGCGCCAGACCGCAGCATCATCGCCGGGCACGGCCGGCTGGAGGCCGCCAAGCTGCGCGGCCTCGCCAACGTGCCCACCATCACGCTCGCCGGCCTCACGCCCGCACAGCGCCGCGCGCTGGTCATCGCCGACAACCAACTGGCGCTGAATGCAGGCTGGGACGAGGAGACGCTGCGGCTGGAGCTGGGCGAGCTGGGCGCCGAGGGGTTCGACGTGTCGCTGATCGGCTTCAGCGACGAGGAACTGGCCGCGATCCTGGCCGATCGCACCGAGGGCCTGACCGATCCCGACGACGCGCCAGAACTACCTGCGGAGCCCTGCACCCAGTTGGGCGACGTGTGGCTGCTGGGGCGTCATAGGCTGTTGTGCGGAAGCAGTATGGCGGAGGAGCCGGTCGTGAAGGTCATGGCCGGGCAACTGGCCGATGTGGTGTTCACCGATCCGCCATATGGCGTGGCCTATCTTGGTTCGGCGGCGAGCGGGTCAATCGCTGGCGACATCACGCAAGCAGCGATTCCGGTCGCGTTTAAGCAGGCAATCGACCACGCGACCAAAGATGACGCGCGGCTCTACTTCTGCGGCGGCTCATCCAACGTGCAGATGTATTACGCGCTGTTCGACGCCTATCTGCATTCGGCTCCATCCCTGATCATTTGGGATAAAGGGCAGATCGTGCTCCGGCGCAACAACTACCATAGCCAATACGAGGTGGTGTTCTTTGGCTGGAAAGGCGTAGGCGGCGGCCCGAAGAACTGGTTCGGCCCGCGCACTGCCGATGCAGCCTCGGACATATGGGCAGTAAAGCGCGACAACGGTGCGGACTACCTCCACCCGACGCAGAAACCCACGGCACTAGCGGAGCGCGCCATCAACAACTCTTGCCCGCCCGGCGGCGTTGTCTATGAGCCGTTCAGTGGCTCCGGCTCCACCATCATCGCCGCCGAGATGACCGGCCGCGCCTGCCACGCCATCGAGCTGTCGCCAGCCTACGTCGACGTCGCAGTGCTGCGCTGGCAGAGCTTCACCGGCCAACTCGCCACGCATGCCACCGATGGCCGCTCGTTCGCCGACATCGCTGCCGAGCGCGTGCCGCAGCCGGTCGCCGCCTGATGGGCAGGCTCTCCGGCAAGCGCGGACCTGACGCTGGATCACCCAACGCGCGCAACGCTGGCGCACCACGCAAGAAGCTGGACCTGGTGGTCATGCGACGCGCCGCGAGCATCGGCTGCAACGCCGAGGAAATCGCAGCATTGCTCGGCATCGGCCGCGCCACGTTCTACACCCACCTGGAGCGGGACGCGTCGCTGCAGGAAGACCTTGAGCGGGCAGCCGATAGCGGCAAGGCCACGCTGCGCCGCATGCAGTGGCAGCGCGCCGCAGCTGGCTCCGACACCATGCTGATCTGGCTCGGCAAGAACATGCTGAACCAGACTGACAGACAACAACTCACGGGCGCGGGTGGCGGCCCGCTGATGATCGTGACCGGAGTGCTCCGTGACAGCGACAACGAAACCGCAACCGCAACTCTGGAAATCCAGGGCGAAGCCGAAGCCGTCGACGAACCCTACACAATCGGCACCTACAGCCCGCCCGCAGACCCCGCCGATTGATCTCGGCTACCGGCCGCGCAAGCAGTTCGTGCCGTTCCACGCGCGCAAGCAACGCTGGGCGTGCATTGTGGCGCACCGAAGAGCCGGCAAATCAGTCGCCTGCATCATGGACCTGATCGACGCCGCATTGCGCGGGCAGAAGCAGGACGGCCGGTTCGGCTACATCGCGCCCACCTACACGCAGGCGAAGGATGTCGTCTGGGCCTACCTCAAGCAGTTCACCCACATGATCCCAGGCGTGGAGCTGCGCGAGTCCGATCTCTCGGTGATCCTGCCAAGCGGCGCGCGCGTGCGCCTCTATGGCGCTGATAACTATGACCGGCTGCGCGGTATCTACCTCGACGGCGTGGTGCTGGATGAGTTCGCCGACATGGCGCCGGCCGCGTGGTCGCAGGTGGTTCGCCCGGCGCTTGCTGACCGTCGCGGCTGGGCGGTGTTCATTGGCACGCCGAAAGGCCGTAACGGGTTCTGGGAGATCTACAACAACGCGCGCAGCGATCCGGACTGGTTCACGCTGGAACTGCGCGCATCGCAGACCGGCATCCTACCCGACGAGGAGCTGGCCAGCGCGCGGCGTGACATGACCGCGGATGCCTACGCGCAGGAGTTCGAGTGTTCGTTCGACGCGGCGATACTCGGCGCCTACTACGCGCGCGACATCGCAGACGCAGAAGCCGCCGGACGCATCGGCACTGTGCCGTATGATCCCGCAATTCCAGTGCATACGGCGTGGGACTTGGGAATATCGGACAGCACGGCGATCTGGTTCTTTCAGATCGTGCTCAACGAGCTGCACGTCATCGATTACTATGAAGCGTCTGGCTACAACGTTGCGCACTACGCTGCGATGCTCGCGGCAAGGCCCTACAACTACGGGATAGAGTGGCTGCCGCATGATGCGATGGCGCGGCAGATGGGCACCGGTCGATCGATCTTCGAGACGCTGCGGGCGTTGACCAACCGGCACCCGCGCCTGGTGCCGAAGCTCAGCGTCATGGACGGCATCAACGCAACCAGGGTCACCATCGGACGCGCCTGGTTCGATGCTGAGCGGTGCCACGACGGGCTGGAGGCGCTGCGGGCGTATCGCGCCGACTACGACGACAAGGCGAAGGTGTTCCACGATCGGCCGAAGCACGACTGGAGCTCACACGGGTCCGACGCCGCGCGCTACATGTCGTTGGCCTGGCAGGAGTTGCAGCCGGCGAAGCCCAAGCCGCCGCCGCGTGACAGCTGGGACTTGGCGTTCGCCCGCGCTGGGCGCGAGGACGTGGATGACTGGCGCGTTGCGTAGGAGGCGGCGGCGCTGGCGCATCGAGCTGCCGCCGGTGCCGGAGCACGCCGCGGTCGGGCCATCGGCGCGATACGTGCGCCATCTGCGTCAGTCGATGCGGGCGTGGGACGCGATGCCGGAGGAGTTCCGCCGGTTCTGCGCCGACTACCCGCGGACGGCGGCGGCACAGCAGCTGGCGGAGGTGCTCGAGGTGTGCGGCGGCGACGTCGCTCGGGCCGAGCGTTTGCTGCGTGAGCTGCTGCCGGTGAGCTAACGCAATGATTTCGCGGCATACAGAATCGCAGTGTGTGCGCAAACCTCCGTTTGATCAGGTGGCCGAGGCGATTTGGCCATGAAAGACCAGCAGCCGCCGGCTGACTGACGGCCCCTAAGCCATCCCTCCTAGGACAGCGCCATGAACCTGGTCACGCTGCTGATCGTGCTGGCGGTCGTGCTGCTGCTGTTCGGCGGCGGAAGCTACTGGGGCGGCTGGGGCGGCCCGGCCTATCGCAATTACAGCTACGCCGGCGGCGGCCTCGGGCTGATCCTGGTCGTGATCCTGGTCGTGATCCTGCTGCGCGGCGGGCTCTGAAAGCTACAGGCTGGACGCCACTCCAGCATCGACCGCCGGCCGGCCGGCCTTGGCTTGACGGTCGCCCGTCGCTGTAGCGGCGGCACTCTAACCCATCACCAACCCCAAGGGGTAAATCCATGGCGACGTTCCGCATCTCCTCCGGGGGCAGCGATGCCGCGGCTGCGTTCGATGCCGCGCTGGCCGAAGCCAGGCTGAGCCCGGGCGCCGACACGATCACCATCGAGGCCGGCGAGTATGACCTCGTCCGTGCGATCCAGCTGAACGGGCAGGACAGCGGCACCACCTTCGTGGCCGAGGGCGAGGTCACCCTGTCGGGCGGCGGCCGCGAGATTTCCCTGGTCCACATCCAGGGCGCCACCGACATCAGCATCTCGGGCATCAACTTCGTCGACACAAAGGGGAGCGGCGACTACGACAACTCGCTGGCTGCGGTGGAGATCACCGGAGAGGGCGACGTCGAGACCGGCAACATCACCATAACCGACAGCACGTTCGAGAACGTCGCGGTCGGCGTGAGCACGTTCTTTGGTGCGCACCATGTCACGGTCAGCGATAGCAAGTTCACCGACACCTGGGGTGCGGCGATCAACTTCAACGACGGCAGCTCGCAGAACACCGCCTCGGGCAACACGATCCTGCGGGCCGGTGCGCGCTACGAGGACGCCGCCGCGATCGAGATGGCGGAAAGCTGGGGCAACACGATCAGCCACAACTCGATCAAGGACGTGCCGCGTCACGGCATCGAGGAGCAGAGCTGGGATCCGACGAACCGCTCGGGCGGTAATGTGATCGACTCCAACCGCATCACCAACTACATGGGCGCGACCGAGGACGGCGGCGCGATCTACCTGTTCGGCGGCGACGACCCGTTCACGCCGATACGGACCACGATCACGAATAACCGCATCGAGGGCACCGCCGACGATTTCTCGTGGGGCATCTACATGGATGACCTCGTCAACGGCGCCAACGTCTCCGGCAACTGGGTCGATGGCGGCGGTGTGGCCAGCCTCATGATCCACGGCGGCGATCTGAACGAGGTCAACAACAACGTCCTGCTGAACGGCGGCCAGTATGGCATCACGGTGCAGGAGGGGCTGGTGGCCCCAGGCCCCGCCCGGCTCGACAATATCCACCACAACCTGATCGCACCGGGCGAAGGCATTTTCGGCGCCTCCTCGTTCAACCCGCTGCAATTCCACGACAATATCTACGTCGGTGGGCCTGACAGTCAGTATTTCGGCTGGGATTCGGAGACGTTCGAGGAGTGGCAGGAGCAGGGCGGCGATCGTGGCTCGATCGTGCTCGACAGCCTACCGGGCGGTATCGGCGATCCCGACAACCCGATCGACGGCCCCGACTTTGGCGAGCTGCCCGACTGGCCGGGCTTCGATCCCGACCTGCCGAATTTCCGGCCCGACTGGGATCCGATCGTCGACCGGCCGGACGGACCCGGCGAGCCGCCGACTGCTT